GTAAGTGTTTATTCCTTGTGATTACCTATCAGTCGACTAGTGGACAGATCCACTGACTGGAAGAACTAGGTAGCTCAGACCATCACGTAGGCACAAAAAGCCGTTTGCATCCCCAACAGCTACGAAATCATAACTTAACCCATCCTTATCAATATTAAATAGTGGAACGCTTATCCATTTACATTTTTTAGCGGCGATCATACCATCAGTTTTTCCCGCTGCTTTCGGAATTTTAAGAGTCAATCCAGCGACGCCCGGTACTTTCATTTTCACCGTTTCAATCATATTCATATAATTCTGGGTAATGTAACCCTCATCCTTAGGTTCACCATCAAAATCTGAATCGCTATTTGAGCCATGTTCATCTTCGTCATCTGAATCACGTTCTACATTAGATTCAAGTTTAACTTTTTTAACATAATCAGAAATCTTTCCAACAGCTATTGATTCTTCTTTCTGATATTGTTGTGAAGTGCTCGGACCCATCACCGGCGCCTCCGTTTTTGGCTTAATTGGTGTTATCATTGGAGTACGTTCTTTTTCTTTTTCTCGCTCTTCTCTCATTTTTTGTCTAAAATCACGGACACTTACATCAGTAAACGTTATTCCCGGTAACTGCGGTGTAATTCTTCGATCGACCTCATTTGGCGTATAAGGTGCGATAACCCCGCTCGCTTTGCAATATTTGATTTCCGCTTCTGTTTTTTGACCTTTAATATGCAGAGAAATTACCATTGGAATCGGTGTTAGCGCTTCAAAGAGCCACTCCTCCCATCGTTCTGTTGTTACTTCAATTCCCTCTTCTGAAATAATGAGGCTTATAATGTCATTGCCATCTAAAAGTCGGACTGAACATGGTCTCTGAATCTCGACCACATATGCCTTTGGGTTCGGCGCGTTTGTCCTCGTAATTTGGGTCGTTCTACCAATCTTAACCTGATAATAATTCTCACCTGCATTTGCGCCTCTTGAACAAAAAGTGGCGTTCTGCGGATCATAGACACAAACAGTTTTCGTATAACGCTTTCTGTCACCCATGATGTCAAGGAAATTTTTTAC